ACCATCAGAACCATTATTAGGAGTATATACACCTACATCAGCATTTTCTAATAAAGCTTCACCTAATTTTTTTCCTTTACCAGCTGCAGCAGGTCCAGCAGGTCCAGTACCACCACCGCCACCACCGCCACCGCCTCCAAATTTACCATCAAATAAATGTAAATTTGCATTTGGTGGTAATTGTCTTCTACCTGCATGTCGCCAATAATTTATATCTTGTGGATCAAGTTGCTCTCTACGTGCATAGTTATCAGCAGCATGTTTTTCCATCTTTCTGGATTTTTTTCTATTTACTTCATCAAATGCCAATTTCTGTTCAGTTGACGCGTGTACAATATTACCTGTTTCAATGCCTTCATCTTTAAAGAATTCTCTTTGAGCTTGTCTAATTGTTCTGTGTTTCATCACCGCATCAGTTTGCTCATTAGAAGCAACATTCATTCTATCTAATGTTGTAACAGAACTATCACCAGCCATAAAGCTATGAAATTGAGAAACTGCTTTTACTATTGCTCTGGTACCAGCTTCAGTTCTAGCAACAATTTCATCAAGAGAATAACCCATTGAAGTAAAACCCTTGTCCATTTTTTTAAACATTTCTTGCATTTGCTGAAATTGGCCACCGAATTCATTAAATTTGGCAAATTCAAATAGTAATGATGCTCCCTCTAATTTCTTTAGAGTTTCCATATTAGAATTTAAATCATTTAAGGTACCATTAACACCATTAAGTTGGTTGGATACATGATCTAATGACTTGGCGTTTCTTTCATTACCCATACCAATTTGATCAGCCATTGCTCCCATACCAGAAGAAGCTCCAAATTCAGCTCTATCCATAGCACCAGATGATAAATTTCCCTCTAATGGGTTATTACCACCTGATGCTCGTGTCACTCGACGACCGGCTTGTATTCCTTTTCCTGTTATTTTAGCCATAATTATCCTCTTTTAGCATCCTCTCTAAGTTTATTTTGAATAAGAGCAGTATAAATTTCCCTTTCCCATGGTAACATATTCTCAAGCTCGGTTAAAGAAAAATTATTTTCATTAATAATAATAAAATTTAACCTATACATATTTTCTAAAGTATCATGTGAAAGGGCTATATAAAAAAATCACTTAATCCTTTATATTCTCTTGTATTTTTTTCACCACACTTATTACATATCCATTCATGTTCATAAGCAACATATCCTCTATCATTAAGAATTCTTGATAATATTGGGTTAAATTGTTCTAAATTCATATTATTAACAAACTCCATTAATTCATTTAATGGGATCGTTTCAGTCTTAAATATTTCATCACCATCATAAATAATATCAATAGAAGCAGCCACAGTAGCAACTAAAGAATCTTCAGTGGGAATATCTATTAATAGATCCGTATCATATAATGTTAATGGTTTAATATCAATTATTAAGTTAGTACCAATTTTAAATCTATTATTTTCTTTTATCTTATTAAGATTTTTTACTTTAATCTTATCTAAATCAATTGTTATAGTGGCTTCTTCATCACATTCTTCATTATCACAAGGATCAATAATTTTTACTTTTTCACCTACAGATTTACTTCTTATGTTTAGAAATAAAAATTCTACATCATAATTAGTTAATTCATTAATATCAATATCATCGACAATACATGTTGTTACGGTATCTTTAATCGCGGTATCAATCATCTTATCATCTTGTGATTCTAAGGCCATTAATAATATTTTTTCTTCTTTTACTAGATACGGTCTATATCTAATATTATTACCATTCGATGGTATTGTTAAACTATATTTTGGTACTTCAATTGTTGGTAACATACTATATCTCCATTATTTAAAAATATCCCTTCACTGTATTATAGATTGAAGAAAATTGATTCTTCGTTCCGCCCAATAGGGATTTTCCGTGATCGATTAATGATTTTGCGGAATCCATTAATCCTTCTTCTACCCAGTCATCAAATGCGACTGTAACATTTATTCTTAAAGAATCATTTCCAACAGCATTGCCTAATTGAATAGCATCAATTGATATAGGAAATGCATTTAATAACTTAACTCCATATGCAGGTATAAAATCATTACCACCTGTTATTTGCTGTATAACAATATCAGTTGTGTATGTATTCTTATATGCTATTTTTTTATCATTACTACTAACAATCATATTTTGCCATGAATCAAAATATTTTTTAATATAATAATCATTTGTTAATATGAAAGAAAATGTTACTTCATCTACCATATATGAATATGGCATCTTTATTGATTTATGTGTTGTTCTTCGTTCGGTTGTGCTAATTCTTTTACCTGGTATTTGCACAGTATCACAAAGTAAAAACATATCTCTCGGATCATTAAAAAATGCCATAGGGTCTATAGAACCACCATTAATAACAGACGTTAATATGTTTGAAGCTAGTCCGCTAAAATCAGTATTCAGTAAACCTTGTTGTTGGTTTGGGTGGGTAAAATATACTGCAAATCTATTACCACGAGCAATACCACCACGTCTTCCTATGGTTGACTTTAAACTATCTATGGATACTGGTATCATTAATATTTCCTCTTACTTTGTTTCCAAACAAAACCTTTAGTCTTTTTAGCAAAGTTTTCAGTAGGTAGGAATATAGCAATATCCCATTCTGAAGCCTCAACCTTTACGATTTTAGAATCTATTTGACTTGTTAAATAATGTTTAAAGCATGGAGCAAAGTATTTATATTTCTTTGCAGACTTTAAAAGACTATAATTTAATTTTAATCTAGTTGTTTCATCAAACTTTTTGTTATTTGCAATATCAGTTAATCTATCCAAAAACATTGCACGTTGTTTTAATGGAAGGTAGTGTAAATTAAGTCCATAAAAACCACCAGGTGCTTTACTTACCATAATAGTTAAGGGAAACCTATCATAATATGGTAATGTCTTTCTGTGTTTAGGATCATAGATATACATAAACATATCGCCAACCCTTGGCCTTTGTTTTAATTTTAATCTATCATCCTTAAGCATTTTATGCATATTGATTTTTTTCATACCTCTGAGTTGAGATCTAAACCAATCTTGTGCTTCTTTAGATCTCTTTTGAAGACCTCGTCTGTATGCTTCACTTTCTAGTTTGTCGAATAAACTTCCCATATTGTTATTTATACCTTCTTCTTCATTTTCTTAAACGACTTCCAAGTCTTCTTGCCTGCCTTAGTCTTTGATGCTTTATTTCTCATGGTTAGTAGGTTAATACCAAATCCCTCTAAAGTCTTCTCCGTCCATATTTCAAAATGATAACCTCTATTATCTGCATACTTTTTAGCATACTTCCATTTAGAAATATTCTTAATATACCTTAATGATTCATTAAGATTCTTTTTTCGTTTAGGTGGTAGTGTTTGCCCGTGCGGTTTTATTTCAACCAATAATACCTTTCCATTATTAAACTTAATAGTTAAGTCAATGAAGTATCGATGGGGTTTATTATCAGTGCCACATATATATGGCACAATAGTTTCTTCTGAATTCCACCAACGAATGTTCTTTTGTTTTTCAATCCATTTAAAGGTTTGTTTTTCCCAATATGACCGATATGTCACCTTGGTATAATCTCCTTTATATCTTTCAGGAAATCGTACCTTGTACTTACCTTTATATGTTTGCATGTATTATTTATATAGAATGTATAAATAAGTATATTACAACTAAACCAATATAGTTATGGCGTCAGCATTCGGTAGTTTTGATCCAAATAGATTAGACACATCAGATCTATCAACAAAAGTAAAAGCTGATGGATTTTTAACTAAACCTAATGGCTTTGATAAAGTTGATAATACTTGGGATTCTATTAGTAAGTTTGCATCTGATTCATTTGATGGAGTATCAGATTTTGTTTCTGATACTGCTACATCAGCTGTTGATTTTGCTAGTGATACATGGGATAGTGCAACATCAGCATTTGGTGAAACTGCAATTACTGCCTTAGATTCTACTAAAGCTATGAGTGACAAGGGAAAAGAACCAGAGGGAACATCAAGTCAAGAACATGTAAATTCAGTAATGGATAAGAAGAATGAAATACTTATGTACCCTGAATCATTAGGTATTAGTAGTGGCGAAATGGATTTTAGTTATAACTCAAACACAGATTACGAAGGGTGGGGTTTAGATACAGGCGCAGATCCATATATACATTTTTGTTTTAAACGTATAACAGTTACAGATAAAGATATTCAAGATATGCCTAGAACAGCAACCTCACACCTAGCCGAAGCTACAGGATCAATGGTTGGAGCTCAGGCGATGAAAAATTGGAAGACACCTGCACCATCAGGCGGTGGTGGTAAGTTAGGAATGGCTTCAAGTTTGGCCAACCTTGGTAAAGGAGCTCTGGAATTGGGTCTTGTAGCTAATGCAGCTAAAGCAATGTATCAAGGGGTAAAAACATTAGCTGCTAATGCAACATTAGATGCAAATCCAAATAGAGAAACTTATGCCCATATCGCTTTATACATGCCGCCTACTGTTACTATACAAGATGGTGCTAATTATGAAGCAACCTCTAGAGCAGCATTGGCAGCTGCAGGTGCAATCACTGGAGCAGATAGAAAAAAGGGTGGTGTCGATAAAACTAATGCAGCTGCAGATGCTACTGTGTCAATGAATGCCATGTTAGGTATGGGTTTAACAGGTGGTGGTTTAGTTGCTGGCGCAATGAGTGCAGTGAATCCTGGTGGTATGGCAGGCTTGGCTGGAATGGGTCAAGTTATTAATTTAGTAGGTCAAGAGTCAAATAGAATATTAGGAAGAGCAATGAACCCTAATGAATATATGCAATTTAAATCTACACAATTAAGAACATTTACTCTTAATTTTAAATTTTTACCTATGTCAGCAAACGAATCAGATCACGCAAATAAAATCATTAGGCAATTTAGAGCTGCAATGTATCCTCACAGAAATTCTGGTATTACATTAACAGTTCCTGATATAGTAGGTATAACATTTAAAAATGTTGGTGGTATGGTTAAGATGCCAGAAGTTTATATAACAAATATTAACGTGACATATAATCCAAATACAGCATCATTCTTTAAATCAGGTGGTCATCCAGTAGAGATTGATATTGGTGTCGAATTACAAGAAATACATCCTATACATAAAGAAGATGTAGTACTACACGGGAGATAATATGGGATATTTTAATAATTTCAATACACTTGATTATGATTTGAATGGTGATGGTGTTACAGATACTATTGTAGATTTAACATCTATGGTACGATTGTCAGACACATTAATAAATAATACCCAATTTTATGAGTATGTAAATGTGCTTGAAGGTGAAAGACCTGATCAATTAAGTCAGCGCTTATATGGTACCACACAATATTATTGGACATTTATGTTTATTAATGCCAATATAAAAAATATGTGGGATAATTGGCCAAAGGGAACTAATCAACTTAAAGAATACGTCGAGCATAAATATGAAGGTATGTGTGCTATAACAATGGAGGATATATCAACCAAGGATTTTATTGTAGGTGAAGATATTTTAGGCCAGGTTTCTGGTGCTGTAGGTGTATTAAAAGAAATTCATATTAATAAAAAATATATTGTATTTGATATGAAAGCAGGTAATTTTTTATCAAGCGAATCAGTAATTGGTTCAGAATCTTCAGAGAACTTTTTAGCGATATCAATTAAATCACATGCCTATGCCCCTTATATTTATTTAGATTCATCAACCGGTACTCCTACAAATCCTAGAACCACAGGTACGTATTTATTTTCATTTTTTGACTTAGAAACAATGATGAATCTAAATAATTCTAAATTAAAAATTATTAGAGCCGAACATATAGTTGATATATCTAAAGAATTCCAAAAAGAAATAGGTTCATAATGAAAAGTATTGGTACTGCAAATGCATTAGATTTGTTAAAGGTTCATATAGTTCAAGCTGATATGAAATTTGATATAACACAAATGATAACTAATATTTCTATATCAGAAACATTGCACACAGATTTAAATGGTCATATTGAATTAAATGATAATGCAGGTCTTATTGATAATTTTATATTAACAGGTGATGAAATGGTCATATTTGAAATGACATATTTTGACCTTGAAATTAAATTTAATTTTTTTCTAGATGGTATTAGTAATATTAATATAACTGATAAATTACATATAAAATCATATGTAATTAAATTAGCATCAATAAATGAATATGTATCAGCCAATACTTTAGTTTCTAAAGCTTATGATGGATGTGGCACTGGAATTATACTAAATATCTTTGAATCTTATTTTAGTGCTCACGGTAGTTTATTAGTGAATGCTGCCGCAGTTAAACATGGTAGATATATAGCACCTACTATATCACCTAAAAAAGTAATTAATACTATACTAAATAAACTATATGATATAAATGGATCTGGTTTTTTCATGTACCAACCATTATTCCCAGGTAATAATATGACTATAATAGATAGTTTTTATGAAATAGTTAATAGACCCTCAATGTGTGTCATATCACCAACCAATGAATTCGCTTCTGACATTCAGAGAGAAGGACCGTTAAAACATAGTATAGGTAGACCGGGTAGTATTATTATTGAAGATACTCAAGGCAATATTATAAATTCCGGAAATGGTACTAATGGTATGAAAATAGAACATTTATTATTAGATACATCTGATTTTAAAAATGAAATTTTTGAAGGTACAAATGGTGGCGCTGCCGTAAATAAAATAGTACCTCATAGAGATAATATGTATCAAGATACTGAAAATCTTACTAGTGGTAGTGATAGTTATCAAATAGCAGCAAAAAACTTTTTAAATTCTACTTCAGGTGCTATTAAAGCTACGGCATATAGAACACCTGCTATACCAGGTCTTGCTGTTGGCCATAAAGTAACGTTAAAGATAGGCGAGACAAAAATAGAAAGAACTAATACAGGCTCTAAAGAATCATATAAATATTCTGGTGATTATATTGTGACTAAAATTGATCATAATATTAATAATGGGGTGTATGTTCAAAATATAACATTACGTAGAGGTATAATATGATTTATTATGGGGTTGTTGAAGATATTAATGATCCAGAAAAATCTGGTAGAGTTAGAGTTAGAATATTTGGTGTTCATAATAAAAACAAAACGCATATACCCACTGAATCTTTACCTTGGAGTTTAGTAATGGGTCCGACGACATCACCTGGTATATCAGGTGTTGGTCATTCTTCTCATTTATTACAAGGTTCTTGGGTTGTTGGAAATTTTGTTGATAATGAATGTCAAGATTTTTTAGTATTTGGTTCAATACCAACTAAGTCACCTAAAAAATTTAGTGATTTAGGTGAAGGTTTCTGTGATGCAACTGGACAATACCCAAGACA